TTAATTATGCTGAAGATACTTTAATCTTTAGTGGTGGTGATGATGGTATCTTAGGCATTACTGCTAGTGATATTATTGGTGATGTTTCTGGTGGTGGTTTACAAAGTTTCTCTAACCCAGAAACAGTTACTATCGATGTATTAACTGCTAGTGGTTGGAGTGATGCTAGTGTTATTAAGGCTGGTTTACATATTGTTGAGAACCGTGCCGATTCTATCTTTATCGTAGACCCACCATTTGGTATGGGTGTACAAGAGATGGTTAATTGGTCAAATGGTAAGGGTTCATACACTAATCAAAATGGTCTTGATACATCTTATGGTGCATTGTATTGGCCGTGGTTACAAATTAGCGATAGTTTCACTAATAAAAACATTTGGCTACCACCTAGTGGTTTCGTAGCTGGTCAGTATGCATATAATGATAAGGTAGGTTTCCCTTGGTTAGCACCTGCTGGTTTGAATCGTGGTAGGATTACTAAAGCTATTAATACAGAGTATTCACCTACACAGGGTGAACGTGATGCTTTGTATGGTCATAGGAATGTAGTAAACTGTATTACAAACTTTATCGGTCAAGGTATTGTTATCTGGGGTAACAAAACACTTCAACGTCAACCAACTGCATTGGATAGGGTTAATGTTCGTAGGCTAATGAGTTTCTTAGAACGTAGCATTGCTATGAAATCTAGGTACTTTGTATTCGAGCAAAACTATGATGCTACTTGGGAGCGTTGGAAAACTCTTATCGAGCCAGTTTTGATTAATGCTAAAAATAATGGTGGTTTATATGATTATAAAATTGTGTTAGAAGCTACTGCACAAGATTATGAAAACAATCGTATGCCTATCAGTATTTACGTTAAACCAATTAAAGCCGCTGAGTTCATTAGTTTGACTTTCAACATAATGAATTATAGTGCTAGTTTCAACTAATAAGGGGGATATGATATGAGTCAGTTAAATGCCGCCTTTATGTCTATGGACTCAACGTATGAGGTTCAACGTACCAATAACTTTAGGTTTATTGTAGATTTAAGTGAGTTCTCTAATAATACATCATCTTCAAGTGGTGATATTATTGAGTTGGCTTGTGATAGCACAGGTCTACCTACTGTATCTAATGACCCTATTGAATTGGATTATGGCAACTCACAAATCAAGGTAGCTGGTAAAGCAACTACTGATGATATTACAGTTGCTGTAAAAGACTTTATCGAACCTGACGTAGAGAATATTCTATGGCAATGGAGGATGAAAGTTTATAATCCTAAGACTGGTAAAGTTGGTTGGGCGAATAACTATAAACGTACATGCATGATTGTTCAATATGGTCCGAATGGTGAAGTATTGAGGAAATGGCAATGTGATGGTTGTTGGCCGACTAGTTTAGACTTGGGTGAATTGGACTACTCTAGTGGTGATAAGAAACAAATTAGTATGAACTTATCCGTAGATACTGCGTATCTTGTACGTGATGGTCAAAATACTCATATTTATGGCACAGACTAATTTAGTTAGTTTTATAGGACGTAACTTTGTTACGTCCTATTTTTGTGTTATAATATAGATGTGTGATAATAATTTTTCTTAGTATTATTTATTTGGGGGTTTGTAAGTTGGAAAATAAATTAGAGGACTATCAATTAAGGTTTATTGATGAGTATCGTCAGTTAAAGGAGAGATGTATTAAATTACGTAAGCTTTTAACTAAGTATGACGCAGGTGTGTTAGATTTCACTCCTAAGTGTAATGCAGATATTTTAGGGCAACAGTTAGAGTATATGGATAATTATCTTTATATTTTAGAAGTTCGAGCAGAGATAGAAGGTGTTGACTTATCTAAGTATCTGTAGTAAGATATATGTGTTAGATGATTACTCAGTCATGGTTTTTAGTAGAGCGACATTTTATAAGAGTGTCGCTCTACTATTTTATATACAATTTGGGGATGGTTTTTCTGTTTTGGGGGTTTACTTATTGTCTTTCATGTGGTATATTGTATGTAGTAGATGAGAGTGGTTACTCATCTACTACATGTGAATGATTGCGTTACATTCACATGTACCTCCCTGTACTAGTACGTTTGTTTCTTTCCTTTCGTAGCGTACTAGTTATATATTTACATATTGTCTTTCTTATTGGAAAAGTTTCATGGTAGTTTTTCATGGTAAGTATGCAATTTCATTGTGTTGCATATATTTTTCTCCGCTAGAGTGTTATACTGATTACTTCGGCTCTTATCAGTATAACACTCTTTTTCTTTTTATATGTCAGTTTAATAAAAATTTAATTGTTTATATTAAGTTGTAGTGTTTTTGATGATAGAGTTTTATATATAAGTTTCATGTGGTTGAGGTATTATTCTTGTTGTTTATATCTTAACTTCATCTTATATACATAATCAGAGGGGTTTAGAGTAGATAGAATAGCATCACAATCTACTTTTACATTAGATGGTTATATGTAAATTTCAAAGTACTTTTCGATAGAAATACTAAAGCTAGTTGCAGATAATCATGTTTTCATGTAGTAGAGGTGGTGTTTTATGAATTTAATTGAGATGTTATCTGTGTTGGGTATGAACATAAGTATAGGTGATGTTTCAATAGCAACATTACTTTTACTGACAATCATACAAATATCTCCTATTGAGTTTAATCCTTTATCTATTATATTGTCTATTATAGGTAGAGAGTTGAATAAAGAAGTAATTGATAGGGTTGAGAAATTGGAAAAGTTAGGTGAGTCTAATAGTAGGGGAATAGACAAACTATCTTATGAGGTTTCTGAGACTAGGGCAATTAACGCAAGGTCTAGATTATTGGAATTTAATGATGATTTACTACATAATGTAGCTAAATCTAAGGAAAGTTTTGACCATATAATGACAGACATTACGTATTATGAGCATTTCTGTAGAAAGCATGCTGACTTTCATAATCATGTTTCAGATATGGCTATTAAAAATATAGAGGACATATATCGTAAGCGATTGTCAAGGAATGATTTCTTAAAATAGATTAATGGTTATATTGAATATAGTAGAGATAGTAATACTTTTACTATCTCTATTTTTATGTTAATTGTTAAATATTTAGATAGTATATATAAGGTTAGGTAGTTTCATTACTTTTTAGATAATGTATTTTATTGTACAAAAGAAGAGGTTTTAAAGTGGAAGATAATAAATTTAATTTAGGTGCAGATGTTTTTGGTGATACTACATCTGACGTTACATCTACAGTTGTAGAAAAAGATATTACTTCATATTCTGTTGAAAGTATTCCTACAAAAGAAGAGGTCAAAGTGGAAGATACAAAGAAAGAAGATTTGATTGCTAAGGAATTAGATAGGGAAAATACAGAGGCTGGCTCTAAGAAAACTAAGTTAGCTTATGAATCTACTGTATTGTTGCCATCTAAGGGCATTTTATATAAAGAGGATAATATCCCTGCTAATATTACATTACGTGGTATGACTACTAAAGATGAGAAAATCATGTATGCTAGTCAAGGTGCCGATGTATTTAAGAAGATTTTGAGGAATTGCATTGTTTCCCCTGAGAACATTGATATTAATCGTTTGATTAGTGCTGATGAGATGTTCCTAATCTTGCAATTACGAATGGTTACATTTGGTGATAAATATAAAGTTCGTTCTACATGTCCTCATTGTGGTAGTGTTGATGAGCATGAGATTAGTTTATCTGATTTCGATATTATGTATCTAGATGATAGCTTTACAGAACCTATTAATGTAGAGTTACCAGTAAGTGGTGATACTTTGTCATTACGTTTACTTAGAAATTCAGATACAGAATATGTAGAGAAATATGCACGTAGGTTCGCAAAACAGTTTAATCAAAACTATAAAGAAGTAATGTATATTTGTAGGATGGCAAAATACATTACAGCTATTAATGGCAAACCTGTTGATTTTGTAGATGCACGTAGTTATGTAGAGAACATGGTATCTTTGGATAGTGCTAAAATGCAAACAGTTATTAATAGCATTATTGTTGGTGTAGATACAATCGTAGACCATGAGTGTACTTCTTGTGGTGAGTTGTATGATTTTGCTATGCCAATTACTAGCGAGTTCTTTCGTCCCACAATTAAGTGAGTTTAATTCAGACGAATATAATAATAAAGCTAGGGAGATACGATTTACTGCTTTTCGTTCTTTAATGAGAGAAGAGTTTCAACTAGCATATTTTGGTAAGATATCATATGAATCTGTTGAGAATATGAGTTCTTTAGAGAGAAGGACGATGTATCAAATATTAGTTGAGCAGAAAAAAGAAGAGAAAAAAGCACAAGATGAGGCTATCAAATCCGCCAAAGAGAAAAAAGCTTCTAGGGGTAGGAGAAGGTAGCCTCTTCTCTTTGTATTGTTAGGGTAAGGTTGTATATATGAGTGAGTTACAGGATAGAAAACAACTAAATAAGCGTATACAACAGATAGAAGAGAAAGAAGCTAAACGTGTTGAGAAGAACATAGCTAAACGTGAAAAGCGTTTTTCTAAGATGTTAGATTCTCAAATGACAATGTTAGAATCATTCTATAGTACATCTAATAAAGTTGCTAGGGGTATGCTTAAAGATAGTATGGATGGTCAACAGGCTATCTTAGAGGATAGTTTAGCTGATATGAAACGTGAGTTTAACTTATATGCTAAGTATATGGATAATACTACACGTAAGTACTATAAGGGAATGATTTCAGTTGCAGATGAGAGTTTGACAACTATGAAAGAGACTGTTTCTAAGCGTTTTAGTGAGATATCAGATGAGTTTGATGAAGAGATGGTTGGTATGACATCATCTTTCACAGATAGAATTAAGCGTTTCTCTAAGGGTATTAGGGACGCCGCTGTGGCATTGGAATTAACTGATATGGCTGATAGTGTTAAAAGCAGTTTAACTGATATTACTGATTCATTTATTGATAATTTCCGTGAGAGAAGTGCTAAGTTAAATGGTAATATCACTAAAGGTGATTATCAAAAGATGATTGGTAGTGTAGTAGATTCTTCATATTCTATGGGTAGGAATGAGGCATCTGAGTTAGTTAATGGTGTCATGGATGAGTTGGGAATGAAAACTGCTAAACAGTTAGACCCTTATCTCAAAGAGGTTGCTAGTTTACATACTGCAATAGACGCCAACATTAGTGATTTATCAAGCATTATTAAAATGGATATTAATAGTGGTGGTAAAGGTGAGATACTCAAAGAGATGTCAAATATTGCTACTGGGTTAGGTTCTGATAAAGACTTAACTGTAGATAGTAATGCTATGTTATCTTCAATGAATGAGCATATCGAGGATTTATATGGTCTTTCTAAGAAAGATTCCGTTAAATTTAAGGGTATGACTAAGTCACTTGCAATTATGGAAGGTATTCAACAACAGCAATATAATAAAGGTGTTGAGGAAGCTGGAGGTAAGATTGTAGAGTGGTCTAAGATGTCTGTACCTGAACTTCTTAAAGATGATGACTTTATGAACTTTATGGCTAGGTCAGGGATGAGTGCTGAGGAGTTTAGGGGTGCTATTGATAATGGTCAGTCAGATGTTGTAATGAAACAAATGCAAGATTTGTTTATAGCTAATAAGGATGACCAATATGCTTTAAATCAGTTAAGGGAGTCTATGGGTTTCAGTTCTGATGCTGTAGCACAGATGTTCGCTGATGCTGATTCATTAACAGGTGATTTGAAAAAGGTTACAGATAATATCAATAAGAATTCTGATAAAAGTGGTTCTAATGCTGAGAGTATGGCTGGGTATGCTAGTGGGCCGATAGAAAAATTAAGTAATTGGCTTTCTGATTCTTTCCCTGTTAGAATGGTTTCTGACTTCTTTGGTGAGTTAGATATTAAAGCCGCCAATATGGCTAACTACGCCATCATCGCCTACACTATTTCTGATAGGTGGGGGGATGTAAAGGACATGCTTAAAGTGGTTGCTACACCATTTAAGAGTTTTGGTAAGTTCTTGTCTGGTGGTGGTTTCAAGACATTATTCAGTTCTAAGGGTGCTTTAAGTCAAGGTATTGAGAATGGATTAAGGACTTTATTT